CAAATTTGGAGAATTGATAAAAATGAAATCTTCAATAAACAATGTTGGTTATTTAAGAATTGCATTAACAATTAATAAAAAACAAATAAAATTTTTAATTCATAGATTGGTTGCCGAATGTTATTTACCAAATCCCAATAATTTACCGGTGGTTGAACATAGAGACGATATCAAAACGAATTGTCATGTTTCAAATCTTTTTTGGTCAACACATGCTGATAATAATAAACATGCATTAAAAAATGGTATAAGGAAATTACCAAAAGGTATAAAACATTATAAATCAAAATTAAGTATAAACGATGTTCAATGGATTAGACAATATTATATTCCAAGACATCCTGAATTTGGAAGTACATCATTAGCTAAAAAATTTAATGTATCTCAAACATTAATATCGAATATCGTAAAAAATAAAAGAATGAAAAATATATGAATGAAGAACAAAAACCTAAAGGACCTGGTAGACCAAGAGTTGAACACAAGATGCCAACTGAATGGGAAAAGATTATATTGGAAGCTGGTGAACAAGGAAAACATATCACCCAATTTTTAGTACAACTTGGAATTAGTTGGGATACACATCACGCATTAATGAAACGTAATGTCAAATATTCCGAAGCCGTCAAGAGATATAATGTATTATGTGAGAACTATTGGTTCAACCAAGCTCATCAACATATGGAAGAAACTGGCGGTGCTGGATATAACAGTAGATTATTTAGTCTAATCATGAGAAACAAATTTGGTGATAGATGGTCAGAAAGTTCCAAAGTTGATATGACATCAGCTGGTAAAGAATTACAATCTAATCCAATTCAAATTGAAATAATAAAAACCGTAATAAATAAAGACGATGCCGAAAAGTAGATTAAGAGGTGGCAAGACCGCACACCGTAAAAGAGTAGCCAACAGAAATCAAATTTTGAAACAAAAGAAAATGGCTCTAACCAAAAAGATAATCGAACAAATGAACCAAGCCAATGCCAAAGACAACAGTAACAGCGAAAACGGGTAAAGTCTACACATACGAATACAAGTACCAACCAATTTGGATTAGACCTGAATTACATCACAAATTAAAATCAGTTGCAACCAAACACAATATCTCAATGAATGTATTGGTTGAAAAGTTATTAGAATCTCAAGAGCCAAGTAATTCTGATATATTTGTAATATGAAACAATATAAAGACAGTCCATATTATGTAACCGAAGATGGTAAAATTTGGAGAAATGGTAAACAAAGAAAATTGAATATAAATCCATTTGGATATTATTATGTTCATCTTTCAATTTATGGTAAATCTAAAACCATGAGAATTCATAGATTAGTTGCTGAAACATATATACCAAATCCAATGAATTATCCTGTTATAAATCATAAGGATGGAAACAAATTAAATAACAATGTTTCCAATCTTGAATGGTGTACTGTTAAAGAAAATACCAATCATGCAATTAATTTTTTAGGCAATAGTCGAACAGGTGAACATAATCCTAATGCAAAATTAAATAAACAAGATGTGGATTGGATTCGTAAAAATTATGTACCAAGAGATAAGAAATTGGGGAGGTCATTAATTTGTGAAAAATATAATTTAAGCAAAGCTCAATTTAGAAGAATAATAAAGAATCTAAGTTGGTAAATTAATATGGGATTAAAGATATCTACTACTATTGTTTTTGAACAATTATTAAAATCAGATGAACTAAACAAACGAATTGTTGTAGCTCAGGGAGGTAGTAGAAGTGGTAAAACATTTAACATACTTGTATATTGGATATATCGTTTATTACAAGAAGAAAAAAAAACCTTAACAATTGTACGTAAAACTTTACCATCGCTTAAAAATTCTGTTTTAAAAGACCTGATACAGGTATTAGAAATGTTTGAGGTTTATGACCCAAACAAAATGCATAAACAAGAAGGGTGGTATGAGCTTGGTACAAATGTAATAAATTTTGTATCGGTGGATGAACCACAAAAGATTCGAGGTATGAAACGTGATTACCTCTATTGTAACGAAGCCAATGAATTAAAGATAGAGGATTGGAACCAATTAATCTTTAGAACAACTTAAATTCTTGGGTCTATGACTTGGAGAAACGAGATGATTGTTATCTATTCAAAACAACATGGAGAGATAATCCATTTGTATCAGATACCATCATCAAGGAATTGGAATCACTCAGAGAAAAAGATGAGAACTTATATCGAATCTATAACTTGGGTGAGAAAGGTATTGCAACCCAATTGGTGTTCACCAAATTTAATACTATAGAGCAAATCCCAAATATGAAACTATTAGGTCGAGGAATGGACTTTGGTTACAATTCTCCAACAACCCTAATTGAGGTGTATAAGGACGAAGATAATTTGTATTTCAGGGAATTACTCTATACCAAAAATAAAACAATGCCAGATATCATTTATCAAATGGAACAGTTGGGTTTTGAAAAGACCGATACCATATGGTGTGATTCTGCATTACCACAAAATATTGAGGAATTAAAACGAGCTAGATTCAATGTAAAACCGGTTAACAAAAAATCTATTTTACATGGGATTGATTTGATTAAACGTCATCATATTTTTATTGAACAATCTTCAACAAATACGATTAGAGAATTTCAATCATATAAGTTCAAAGAAGATAAGGATGGTCAACTATTGGATGTTCCCGAAGATGACCATAACCACGCAATCGATGCCATAAGATATGTGCTCGAATCTGAATTAAATAAAAAGAGTGGAACACTTAAAATATTATAATGGAAAAAGTAGAACTGTTTATAAACGACAAACCAATATTTGTACCTGATGAAATGACATTAGGGATATATCAAAAATATATGACCAATTCTGAATTGTATGAAAAAGATACAATCTTATTTATGTCATTATTAAGTGGTATTCCTGTCAACGATTTAAAGAATTGTAGTACAGATGAAATTGAAATATTAGATTTCTTTTTAAAGACAAGAATTAAAATACCTGAAAAACAAGAATTAATATTAACATTTGATTATGATGGTGTTAGTTATGGTTTGGAAAATGATTGGTCCAAATTAGCATGGGGTGCATGGGTAGATTTTGAAGTATATTCTGCTGGAGATATCTATCAAAACTTACATAAAATAATGGCAATCTTATATAGACCAGTAATTAAAAAAGGAACATTTAATGTTAAAAAATATAAGATAGTTCCATATAAAAGTGAGGAAATTGAAGATAGAGCTGAGATTATGAAAAATGTACCTGTTTCTTATTGGTTAGGAGCCGCACAGTTTTTTTTTTCAATCGCGTCAATGTGCATAAAAAATATGGCGGATTCTTTGAATATGCAGAACAAGATGAACGAGAAGATAATGATGAAATGGAACAAACTCCCAAAATTCCTGCAAAAGAAGCTACCGCTCGATTCTATTTTAATCTCACCTATCAACTCGCGAAAGAAGACATTACAAAATTTGAAGAAGTAGAGAACATGAATTTATTCATTTGTTTAAACGTTGCATCAATTATGAAAGAAAAATATCTTAAAGAATTGGAACAACACAGAAAGATGGAACAAAAATACCAGATGAATAGAAGATAAGATTATTTATAAGAATAAAAAACCATGATAAAATACGTAACATATCATAAAATCATCGACTTATTGGAATCGGTCCAACAAGCATCACCAAGAATGAAATCATTTGCTCAGGGTGATATTGTTTATTTCGCTGATTCAATGAGTGGAAATACCATCCAATATCCATTGATGTTCGCAACACCATTGGCGATGAGTTATGATGAGAATACAACAACCTATCAGATGTCCATCATATTTGCGGATATTGTTCACACAGATTTATCCAATGAGGTTGATGTGGTAACAGATATGGAATTGGAAGCCAGAAGTCTATTATCTCAAATTAAACGAGGTACATTGATTGATAAAGTGGATTGTATATTACCAGCAACATCAACACCATTCTTTGAAAGATTTAATGACCACGTTGGTGGGGTTGTATTGGACGTATCCTTAATCGTATTTGAAGATATCAACGCATGTGAACCATATCCATCACCAAGTGTAGCTGTAAGTCCAACACCATCAGCAAGTGTAACCCCAACTCCAACAATTACAAGATTTTCGTTTATGGCAAAATAGTGGACATACAGTAACAGCACAAGCAATATGTAATATAACCATTGGATTTAGCATAACAGGAAACTTAGGTGGTACTGCTACAAGTACAACAGTAATGGCAACAAATGACCATCAACATGTAGTTAACATAAATTCTTTAATTCCTGGCGAAACATTGGCATCTGTTGTAATAAATTCTGTTACACCAGCATGTGGATTCTATAATGTAGTATATTAATGGAAGAAAAAATCTTACAGGAGATAGCCCAATTGTTGCAGAATAATATTCAAGGTCAACTTAAAAAACCTTATCCTGCAAAAACATTCTCAGGTCGAAACAGATTTTGAAGATGGCCAACCTAATTTGGTTGTTGATTTCGGTGATGCCGATTATTGGGAATTTGTTAACTACGGTAGAAGACCTGGTAGATACCCACCATTATTGGCTATCGATAAATGGGTTAGACAAAAACCCGGTATTGAGGGTATCAGAGATGAAAAGGGACGATTTGTTTCAAGAAAATCTTTGGTATTCTTAATAAGAAGAAGTATCGCACAATATGGATATTATGGTATTCAATTCATTGACAAAGCCGTTCAAGAAACGATAGAACAAATTACAGCAAAATTAGAAGATGCAACAGTGAAATACTTTGAAAGATTATATGATGAAGGAAGAATATTCCCAAGAAGTAATACTAACAGACCTTAAAAAAATTAAATAATGGCTCAATTAATAACAATAACACATACCCCTCCAACATTCAGTCCTGTGTATACGGATGGATTGTTTTTTACAATTACTACATTAACGAATTATCCCAAATTTAGATTTGTCTATGATTTGTATGTAAATGGAGATAATGTTTTCTCAGGTAAAGCTACACCAAACCCATTTGGATTAGGGATAGTTGATGTATCAAAAATCTTAAAAAATTATGTAAATAATTTACCATTATCTTACTATGAAACTACACCAATTTATACCCATGAAACATTCCCATTTTCAAGACCATTAGAGGATAACGTAATTCTTTATGAACTTAAATTTGGATATGAATATGCGGCAGATGAAATATCACCTGTAACTGGTTTCACAGGTAATGGTGAATTGATTTATAACCCAACCACAAACGAATATAGTTTGGATGGTGATAGAGGATTACCAGCTGTAAGTTCGGGTAACTTCAAAACCTACCAAGCAACCATGGGTGTGAACGGTAGAGCTACCCAACAAACCTTTGATATGGGTCCATTTATTCTATCGGGAACCCCGATGAATATGAATCCAACAACCACAGGATTATTCTTAACCAACTCACCAAGAACAAGAGACATTCAACCAACAGAATATTACACATTAGGTTTTACCAATTATTACATTGACCAAGTTAACCTATCTCAACCTTACTATTCTGAATATAAATTCTATGACTTTGATGGTAACTTAATTGATACCCGACAATATCAAAACGTATATTCCAATGGTGGTGGTCCAATGACCGATTGTAATTACGTATATCAGTCGTATTACAACATCATTCCAAAAACAGATACAGAATATAACACATTGTATTTGGGCGCAGGACCGATGAACATCGATGACTTCCCAAGTAATACTGCACAATATACTGTTCAGTTATTTGGAAACTTCACAGGTTCAACATTACCTCCAACACCAACCCCATCACCTACTCCAACCCCAACCACAACACCAGTAATTTGTAATGGATGTTCTGAAATATTAGTAGAAAACCAATCATTGAGTAGTGGTCAATTTACATTCCTTGATTGTGATACAAGAACAAGACAAACGTATACATTACCTGGCGGTACTGGTATACAAATTTGTGCATGTAATGACTCAATCAATGTATTGACACCTGGTATTGTTTACACAGTTGGAACGGCTTGTGGAATCAAACCATGTGTAAGTTGTGATTCAGTAACAATCTATAACAACCAAACAGGAACCACAGCGAATTTTGCTTTGTTTGATTGTAACACAAATAGTTGGCAGACATATACATTACCACCTCAAACAGGTCAGGTATATTGTGCATGTTCTGAAAACATTTATACATACTTTGGTCAAATTCAAATTATTGTTGGACCTCCATGTAATCAACCTACACCAACTCCGACACCAACACCGTCTTGTTTGTACAGAACGTTTGTAATTCAACAATGTTTCAATACTTGTACAAGTGGTATCTGTGTATGTAGTAACGCTGGTACAACCACAGTATACGCTCCATGTTCAGTGACATCACCGTTCGCCGATGGAGCATTATTATACACCAACACCTCATTAACAATTCCATATGAAGGTATCTTCAGTAATGGTTCTGTAATCTATGAAGCAATTGTTGGAACTGTATCAACCGTTTGTGTAATAGGCGGACCTTGTTAATAAAATAAAATTAAAATAGAATAATATATGGCAATCGCTCCAATAAGTCCCCCACCTACCGGTTATACCGAGGGAATATGTGCAACTTATACACCTGTTAGTGAGATATTCACTTTCAATGTCAGAACTATTTGTAATAGAGCTGGTGTTGACCAATTACAATTGATGTTTAAGAATCGATATGGTATGTATGATTACTACACATTCACAGCGGGAAAAGATGAAGGTCTAAACATTGAAAGACAAACTTATAAGAAATGGTCTGTAGATTGGGGAAGTTCCAATCCATCAAAACAGCCATATTCAAGAGGTATGACTGATGCTCAGATTACGATAACAGAAACACATGTTATCAACACTGGTTACATCAATCAACCTGACTTTATGTTCTTGGAAGAACTATACACATCCAATCAAGTCTATGAACTTAGAGCTGATGGTATACCAAGACCAATCAACATTACAAACGCAGAATTTTTACGTAAAATCAAAGGGAATAGAAATATTGTAAACTTGGAACTAAGCTATGTCTACAGTAATAACATTTCTTTGATGGAATAATAGAAAAATAAAATTATTATATTTTGGATACCTCATTAGTTTTATATCTTAACAATCAATGGATGAATGTTGATTTGTATGATGACATTCCGATTTCTTTAATGATACAAGAAACGGACATCACAGATTTGCAAGCAAGAAAATCCGCATATACCAAACAGTTCACTGTGCCTGGTACTTCCAATAACTGTAAAATTTTTGAAGAGTATTACGAGGTCAATGGTATCGATTTCAACCCATTGGTTAAGATTGATGCAACGGTGATGTATCGAGGTACAGATATATTCGTTGGAATATGTCGTTTAAACTCTGTTACAGTAAATCCAAATGGGATTGAGTTTGAAGTATACCTAATGGGTCAGACTGCGGACTTTGTATCTGAAATGAAAGATTATTCTTTGCAAGATTATGATTGGACAGACCTTCAACATGAATTGAGTTATGACAATTTGGTTAATTCTTGGAAAGCTAAGAATGATGAAACAAGTGGTTTATTTGGTGGTAAGGTTTTATATCCGATGATTAACTATGGATTACCTTATCAAGATAATTCAGTTATCCCACCATTCAGTTATGAGTTTACTGGTTCCACTGGTTTTTATCAAATTGGTAAAGCGGTATTTCCAAATTTATTCAAACCAGCTATACGATTAAAAACAATAATCGATAAAATATTTGAGAACACAACATACACAGTAGAATCTGAATTTTTTGATACAGATTATTTTAGGTCCATCTACATGGATACATTCCAAGATGGTAAAGTTGGAACAACATCCGCCTCAGGTGTAACAAACCAAAACATATTCAAAGTTTATATGAGGGCTTCAACAATATTGAGACCTAATAATTTAAACTTTCAAAATCAAAACTTTTATACATTAAGAAATGATGGATATAATCCACTTAGTTTATTTAAACTTGGTCCTGTTCCATCCAATCCAAACTTAACGGGAATCAATCCATCCGCACCATTTGATTCATCATATTTTAGGGCACCATTTGCGGGTACATATTACTTCAATTTTAAATTTACATTTAGTGGTGAAGGTAACATACCAGGTGACTTTGTTGCTGGTCAATTTATTGCTCGTAAAGGTCCAAATTTGAATGCATTAGAAACAGGTGGTGGATTTGCCGCAACATCTCCACTTTTCAGTAACCAAGCACCAAACGGTGCATCGGTGAACTGGTTTTTCTCAGGTGCATGTCAATCGGGTGATTTCGTTAAGATATTTTGGAAGACAGCTCAGTCATCAAATTCAGGTGTTGCACAAATTACATTTAGAGGATTCAATCAAGGTGGTGTAACCACACCATCTCCTGTTTGGGATTTGTATAACTCACCAGTAGTATCAAGTCCTACCTTGGTGAATTTCCAAAAGGGAATGCCCAATATAAAATCCATAGACTTTTTTAAAGCTATGGTCACCATGTTCAATCTAATTGTAATACAAGACGAGTCAAATAAAACATTACGGATAGAACCATACAATTGGTATTACAATGATGAAGATAGAATTAAACGAGATTGGACTGAAATATTAGATTTAAATTCATCTTACAAAATTGAACCATTGTCATTTGATTTATCAAAAGAATTGAATTGGACATATAGTACAGTTCAAGGTGATAAAATTCAAATCAATCAAACTTTATCTGGTGATAATGGTAGTGTTGGTGATTATTATAACACATTATTTGCGGCAGAAAACGGATATACTTTTGGTCAATATTCTTACATCTCTCAAGGTAATTTATTAGCTGGTGACCAAGTATATCAATTACCATTTTCTGCATTACCTACTGAGACAGTAAGTGGTTCAACTTATGTTGTAATTCCTGGCGTATATCAATTAAATTCTGCGGGTCAACAATTACCATTCTCATCAAAACCACATATATTCTTTTGGGTTGGAAATAGATATTGTTATAATGACAATAATAAAACATCAGGTTCTCAATGGTGGTTATTAAGTGGAGCAACTGCATACGCTTATACAACATATCCATGTGTATCCCATTTATCTTCATTGGATATTACAATTCCTGAATATGTTTCTGACTTGAATTTTGGTTCAGATTTCGATTTCTTTTATAATGATAATCCACAACCAGTTCAAATAACACCTTACACATTATACAACTCATTTTGGAAAGATTATGTGGAAAACAATTACTCCAATGAAACACGAAGATTCAGTGGTAAATTTTACTTTACACCATTGGATGTTTACAATACAAAATATAACGATAAAATCTTTTTAAAAGATTCATATTATAGAATTGAAAAAATTGAAGAAGCAGATTTGGTTGATAACAAATTAACTGATATTTCTTTGATTAAAGAACGTGGAGGTTATTATAAAATTACACCACCATCTCCTGAATATTTGATTACCCAAGGTCAAGGAACCTATCCTGTTCTTGTTGCACCTGTTGCATTGAACGTAATCAGTTCGGGTGATAAAGACACTCTTTGTGCAGGTGGAGGTGTTGGTCAAACTATTTACCAATATGGTGGGGGATTAATATTATATGAAGGAAGTACGGTTGTTACCGCTATTGGAACAGTGGGTAATATCCCATATGTCGCTCAAGGAACTTATTTAAAATCCCCAATCACAAATAAAATATTTGTAGTTATAAACAATTACGGTCAGATTATAGAGGACCCTTGTTAAAGAAAATATAAATCATGGCAGCAAAAACTTTAGGTTTTAAATTAACAATAGATGGGGTTGAGTATTCACTTGAACAACTCAAAAAATTAGCAACCCAAGCTGAAAAAGTTGATACCGCAACAAGTAATGTTGGTAAAGGTGGAACGGGTGGTATTGATAAAATTGGTCAATCAGCTGAACAGGCCAGTGTCAAAACAGAAAAATTAGTAACATCAACCGAGAAAGTTGGTTTAACTACTGAACAACAATTACAGAATTTTGGAAAATTTGCAAGAGGTGTAACAGGTGCGTTTTCAGCTGCAGCAACAGCTGCCCAATTTTTTGGTGGTAGTAGTGCAGATGCAACAAAAGTGGCTGAACAAGCACAAAAAGCTTTCAACGTAGTTTTAGGTGTTTCTGCAGCATTAGAGGCCGGATTGGCTTTGAAGAAATTATTAACCGTTGGGGCAACAAAACAACAAACAATTGCGTCAACTCAAGCAATTGTAGCTGTTGAAGGACAAGCTGCGGCAACTACCGCATTAGCGGCAACTGAAGCAGTTGCAACCACAACAACATTAACTTTAACAGGCGCAATTAAAGCTTTGGGTGCAGCGATTAAATCAAACCCAATTGGTATTATTTTAACATTAGCGAGTGCCGCTGTGATAATTTATGACCAATTAAAGGATACTACGGATGAATTAGCTGATGCAAATGAAAGATTAGATAATGCAACAAGAAAATTAATACAAGCTCAAGACGAACAATTAAACACATCCAAACGATTACTTGAGGTAGAAATAGCTAATGCGGAAGCTACAAGTGCTAGTCTTGAAGATTTATTAGCTCTTAGAATAAAGGGATTAGATAAAGAAAAAGAAATTGCAAATAATAAGATTAAAATTCTTGAAAATGCTGCAAAAGCTGAAGAAAGAATTGAGGAACTTAGATACAATAATGGTACAATTAACAAAGAAGAATTTGAAAAAAGAAAATTAGCAATTGAACAAAAATATGCTCCACAAATTTTCACATTAACACAATCTATTGAAGATACAAAAACAAAGATTCAAGTTGATGGTATTAATACAAGAGAACAAATTGAAGAAAGGAATAGAAAATTTGCATTTGAATCGGCACAGTTTAGAATTTCATTACTTACAAATTCATACAAAAAAGAATTAGAAAATTTAAATCTAACTTTAAAACAAGAAAATGATGCCGTTAATGAATCTACATTAACTCAAGCACAAAAATTTCAAAGATTAGCAGAAATTGGTTTAACATATCAAAAGGATTATCAGGACCTAATAAAGAAATTTAATGAGGAAAATGAAAAATTAACTGAGGATGCTGCAAGGGATGTAGAAAATATTAATAAAGCAGCGAGGGAAGAAGAAATATCAGAATTAAAACAATCTTATGCAGATAAGATTAAATTGTTTGTGGAAAATACTCAGAAGTTAAATGAAGTCACATATGCAATTCCAATAGATTTAGATGATGAAGCAGTTAAAAGTAGTTTTGAGGGTTTATTATTAAGATTAAAAGATTTAGAACCAGAATTATCTAAAACATTTAAAACGTTAAATATAGATTTAAAAAACAACATTAATAAATTTAGTGCTGAACAAATTAAAGTATTAGATTTCTTTATTCAAAAATATGGTAAAGCTTATCAAAAAATTCAGGAAGTTATTAAAAGTGAAGGTGCTAAAGCCCTTACTAACATTAATGAATTATCACAAAATATTGCAGATAATGAAGAATTAACTTTGGATGACAGAATTAAAACGGCACAGGAATCATACAGTATAGATTTTGAAAATTATAAAAAAGCTGAGTTAGATAAAATTAGATTATTTTTTGAATCTTCAAATTTAACAAAAGACGAACTTGACAAACAAATAGAAAAATATCAAAAAAGATTAGATAAAATAAAAGAGAGCGGCGAAAAAGAAATTGAAATTTCTAAAAGAATTGCTCAAATAGTTAAAGAAGATAATATTGGTAAATCTGAAGGTGATGAAAAATATTATAATGACGTAACAGAATTAACAAAAAAATATGCAATAACCAGTGACATGTCATTATCACAAATTGTCAAAAGCACTGAAAAATATAATAAAGAAAAAGAAGCTCTTGATAATGATTATTATATAAAAACTAATCAAAGTAATCAAACAAGATTACGAAATGAAAATACTGAATTATCTAAAAATCTTGAAACTAATAAAGAACAAATTGCAAAAAATAATGCAGAAATAGCTAAATTAGATTCCGAACTAAATCAAAAAATAAGAGACAATGATAAAAAAACAAGAGAGGAACAACAAGCAGCAAGAATAGCAAAAATTCAAGAAATTAAAACAATCATAGCTGAATTTGAAACATTAATAAATAATTTTGCATCAGTAACTGCACAAGGATTTTCTCTTAGATTACAAGGTTTAGAAATTGATTTCAACAAACAATTAGAACAAATATCTCAAGATGCTCAAAGAATTGATGGTGAGAGTCAAGAAGATTTTCTAAAGAGACAAGAACTTGTAAATCAAAAAAGAATTGAAGCTGAAAAAATCTATCAAGCACAGAAAAAACAGATAGAAAAAGAAGCACAAATTGCGTCTTTAAAAATTCAGATTGCACAAGCAACAGCGTCAGCTGCTCAATCAGTTTTAAGTGTATTAGCTGCTCCACCTCCTATTGGTGGTAACCCAATCCTACAAGGAATTTTAATTGCGGCAAACGCAGCAATTGCATTGGCACAAATTGGACAAATTACTCAACAAATTAGTATGGTTCAATCCATGGCTCGTGGTGGTTTCTTACGTGGACCATCTCACGAACAAGGTGGAATCAAATACCAAGGTGGTGGTGTTGAGGTTGAAGGAAATGAATCAGTTATCAACAGACGTTCAACATTGGCATACGCACCATTATTATCACAGATAAACATGCAAGGTGGTGGTAGACCAATCTATGTTAACAGTGTAATGGATTCACGTATGGCTGAAGTATTGGCAGCAACCAAACAAGAACCAATCAGAGCTTATGTGTTAGAAAAAGACATTACCAAATCACAAGCTGTAAACAGAAGATTGGACCAATTAGCGAGTTATTAAACAAAAATATTTATTAAAATGGGATATAAAATCATTGAATTAGAAATTGATAACAATATTCTATCAGGTCAAACAGGTGTAGATAGTGTTGCGTTGGTTGAAATGCCAGCAATTGACACCGAATTTGTTTTCTTTGGTAGACAGAAATTTTATAAAGCACCCGATTACGTTTCACAAAAAGCGTGTAGGGCAATCAGAGAGAATGAAGAACGTGGAAATCCTGCGGGAACTCAGGTGGGTAAAGTAAGAGCACAACAATTGTGTAACCAATCTGAGATTTCTTTGGAAACAATTAAACGCATGAAATCCTATTTGGAACGTGCGGCAACTTATAACACTGGAAATTGGGATGATAAAGGAACCATCGCCTACGGATTATGGGGTGGTGAAGAAGCTCTTAAATGGGTTGATACCGTATTATCTCAACTTGAGAATCAAGAAATGGATATCGATACATCTAACCTACCACCTTATGTAAATTATCCCACTGGTGAGACAGAAAACAACATGTTGATTAAACCAATATTGTTTGTTGAAAAGATACCAGGTGAAGGTAAGGGTGATTATCTACAAAGATGTATTCCCGTTTTAAGACAAGAAGGATACGATGAAGACCAAGCGGTTGCAATCTGTATCGATGAATACAAGAACTTTTCCCAATGTGGTGATTGCAAACAAGGAATGGCTATTACACCAAACCCATGTTGGGAAGGTTATGAACCATATGGATTGAAACCTGATGGTTCACCAAATTGCATTCCTGTTGAACAATCAAAAGAAGAATTTACATTGATTGGATACATGGATGGCATTCCATATTTCTCAAATCCCGTGGATGCAGAAGCATACGGTAAAATCAATTATAACTGTGAGGGATATCATGTACATCAAGATGAAAACGGAAATGATGTGTACATGTCTTGTGCAACTCACGATGAAATAGGTGATGGTGGTGTTGAACTCGAATCACTATTGGCACAAGGATGGGTAATTGAGGATATCCAAGAGGTTAATCCTGAAGAATTATTACAATCAGTTAGACAGAAATATTCTAAAATAACTGAACAAGAATTTTACAGAATAGTTTCAGACCCGAATGAAAATTCAATACAAGATTTTGCTGGTGCAAAAATCAGATACGTTTATGTATCAGGAATGGGTTCAGACCTGATTGCAACCAGTAGAGAGTTTTGTAGAAGAATGATGGGTGGTAGACAGTTCGTATTCCGTTATGAAGATATCATGAGATTGAACGCAGAAATTACTGCGGAAGATTCTCAAAGAACAATTATTCCAAGACCTGTTGGAACTCAACCTGATATTATGATGTATAAAGGTGGTGCTAATTGTCGTCACTATTGGTTACAATTAATCTTTGGAAATCCAAATCCAAACGTGGGTTATGAAGAAACAATTACCAATAGAAAATATGATGAAATTAGAAAGGCAGAAATAACCAATCCTGCAACAGGTCAAGCTGGTATGTTAAATCCGAAGGCCAATCCACAAAAAGGTTCAAGAGATGGATTCTCCAAAGGATTTAATAATTCAATTATTGTTGATATTGATGATACACTTTTTGACGGTTTAACACCAAATGAAGATGTTGTAAATTATGTAAATTCAAAATGGGGAAATCATAGAATTATGATTATTACCGCAAGAAATTCATCAAGAAAAATTGAAACGATTAATCAATTAGCACGTGCTGGTGTAAGATATGATGACTTATTCTTGGTTGAATCTCCATACAACA